CCTCCGGTACCGTGGTGTTTAACCTTTCACCGCAGAACAGTGGGATAATCTACTTCGTTACCGGAACGGGGGTTATCGCTCCACAGACTGGCACATGTGGAATTGATGGATCGGGAAATATCAAAAACCTCGCCTTGTCTGGAGCCTGCCAAGTCTGGGGGACGGATCTAATCCAACCAGCCAATCTTACCTATCAAGTGGCATTCTTCCCGAATGGGGTGGGGAGCCCCACAAACACTGTCGCTCAACAGTGTATTACTGGGACGACGTATGATTTATCAAACCCGAAGTTCTGTCCGGTGATAAAGCCTACCCCCCAGGGCGCTGTAGTGATAACGTCACCCATCCAAAACAACCTCATCCCATCTGCTGACGCTGTGTTTAACTTGGGATCTGCCTCCTTGAGGTATGGGAATATCTTTGCAGCCAATGGCACTTTCACAAACAACATCGTGGCACCAAACATCCCATCAGGAACTGTTAACACAGGCACTGGAACCACAAACACTATTCCCAAGTACACTAACGGTGCGACAGGTGTGATCGGGAATTCGAGTGTGACCGATAACGGCACTACTGTCTCTACCTCTGAGGTAATGGCTGCTCTGGGATTGAACATCAATTCTACTGGCCTACTCTCCACCACAGCTCAAAGTGGCACTGGTTCCATCTGCATGACCACTAACTGTGTGATGACAACTCCCGCGTTGGGTGCAGCTACCGCAACCAGTATAAGCGTTTCAGGTGCGATGAAGTCTTGTGGTGGTAACCCTTGGTACGACATAACCTGTACCAACTTTGCTGGTGGGGCGAAGTGTGATGGTGTTACAGATGATACTGCATCTGTTCAAGCTGCTTTAACCGCAGCTAACGCAGCACACGGGGGTAAGGTATTTGTTCCCATGGGAACCAACGCTTGCGTGATTGCTGGTCAGTTAGTGATGGATACTTTCATCGATGTATCCCTCGAATCAGCCTCAGCAAACAGTAGCCCTGCAGGGGCAACACCACGAGGATGGTTGAAGTTTACAGGTACGACTTCTCCTTTAATTTCATGCAAATCATGTAATGGCGTTACCATCCAAGGGTTGTATCTTCAATACTTCAGCGCTTTTGCAGGAGTGTTTATTGAGTTCGGGCATAGTGGGGGAGGGTTTGATTCAACGGGGAATCATGTAACTAATAATTTTATCGGCAAACAAGCCGCTGGTGGTACAGCAGCAGTTTTGATTAGCTTAGACCAGGCAATTAATAACTACATCGAATACAACCAAATGTTTGATGCAGCGGTAGCAATTCGTGGTCGTAATGCGCCCTCCGGAATTGCTTCCGATTATTCAGTTAACAATACGATCCGAGCAAACTCAATGGGTATTTCGAGTGCTAACAGCATCACTACGGCTTTCATCCAAAATATTGGAGAGGGTTCGGTAATTACTGGTAATGATTTTGAGCTTGGAGGAGCTGCCGTTTCTATTCTAGCCTACACAGGGGCGATGCAGGCTGGAGGGAAGATTAGCGGAGGGTTTATAGGTGATATGTCAGGCACTTCCACCTTTACTCTAGTTACAGTCCCTACAAACAGTGCTTGGAGTATTGAAGGGGTTGTCTTTGGTGCTATATCAACAAACGTTACAGGGTTTGTTTTGCAAAACAACGCAAGTCTTGCCTTTTATGGGAATAAACTTGCATCTGGCACAACGATTGGAACTCTGTTCTCCGTTGGAACGGGAGATGTTTTGAATGTGGGGGCGACTAGGTTTCAGGGTGCGATTTCCACGTTTTTAACTGGTATCCCTGCAGGTGGAGTTGTTACAGACAATAATAACAAGACTTCCACCTACGGTGTTGCTTTATCCCCAACAGGAACAACAGCTCTACCAGGAATGGCTTTTATCCAAAATCCCGCTATCGGTTGGACGATTAGTGCGAACAACCATATGCAGCTTGGGTTCGGAGGAGCTGGACCGTTTTTAAGCAACCTTCAACTTGGCCTCGGTTCAGGTATGGCATTAATTTCTAACGGCAACGCAGACCCAGACGCAGTTGGCGCTGATGTTGGGTTATCTCGTATCGCTGCCGGAGTATGGGGAGCTGGAACGGGAGCAGCAGGAAATACGGCGGGCTCCTTTAGAGCAGCTTCGTTTATATCAGGAGGAGCTGCTGCAACTCTTACTGGTACAGGTGCTTGTGCAACCTTCAGTACACAAACCGGAGGTTCGATGGCAGGACGTGCAACATGTACAGCAGCTACAGCTGCTAGTACGTTGACGATCACACCTGGGACTACTGCACCGAATGGTTGGATTTGTTATGTGCAGGATCAGACAACACGAGCGAATTTGTTACAGCAGACTTCTAACACAACAACAGCATGCACGTTAACTGCAACTTCGGTCACACAAAATGATGTATTTGTGTTTACTGCGATAGCGTTCTAATATGTCCACCGGCAAAGCACAATTCGTTGAGAAAGGGAGATGTGAAAGATGTTGGAGGATGTTTCCTATCTCGTTATTACAAAAACAGGAAGGACATCTACGTTGTATCACCTCCTGTACTGACGACCTCTCCTCAACCCGAGACCGACGTCAAAAAATCATCTCCGATAAACTTTCATCTGGGAAGGAGGGTTCATCAGACAAACCCGAACTCTTCTCCGACCCGGGAGAAATGAGTTTCGAATGAGTATCTTCCACAGTGATGATGTAAAACGTTTCGACGAAATATTATCTGCACTACACGATATCCGCGATATCAAAAAGGAGCTAAAACGTATGGCAACATTGATCGAACAACTTACCCAGGGAGTCGCTGAGGAGAATACTGTTATTGACTCTCTCATCGTTCTCTTTGACAATTTCGTCAACTCAGCGACAGCTGCGAAAACCGATCCGGTCGCCTTGCAGGCTTTGATTGATACTGTGTCCGCCGAAAAGGCTAAAATCGTGGCGGATGTGGTGAAGAATACGCCACAAAGCCCCGTGATCACTTCTCTTCTTCCCAATTCAGGTCCGGTAGGATCAACTGTGATCATCAACGGTAAAGGCTTCGGCAACACCCAGTCGAGTTCCAAGGTTTCATTCAATGGGGTGGATGCGGGCATGGCAACCGACTGGAACGATAGTGCAATCACGGTTGCAGTGCCTGGAGGAGCCTTAACCGGCCCTGTGAAGGTGATTTCAAACGTCGGTGGTGCTTCAAACACCGATATGGTGTTTACGGTTCCTGATGTAGCGCCAGTTGCCGCTGCTCCTGTTGAGGCAACTCCGACTCCTGTAACAACTCCCCCAACCGCTTAACCCTAACGGGAGGGTGTAAAAGCCCTCCCAGTTTTAAGGAGGTTGTATGAATGGTAAAGAAATCCTGCTCGGCATAGCAATCATCTGTGCTCTCAGTGGAGTTGGCTTGGGTTTTTGGCCTCGCCAACCTAACGTCGCTCCCAACTATGGCGGTTCGATCTCGGCAGTCGCCGCAAGTTTGTTGTTTTACTATATCTCACTTTTGATCAAGGGGTAGGTATGTTTTTCAATCTGAAGTCGAACTTCCCTACAGGTATCAAGATCGACGCGAACTGGATGGGGTGGTTTAGAGGAGCGGATGGGAAGTCGCATGCAGCGAATGTTTGTCAGTCGGATGATGCAAGAACGGTAAGAAACCAGGTGTTGGTTGCTCATTCGGTTGGGATAGACTCCTTCGTTGTTGACTGGTATGGAGGAGGCTTGGAGGATAAAGCCAAGCCTACGGATACTGCAACACAACTGTTAGTTTCGGCGACAGCTCAGGTTGGGATGGAATTCTCAATCATGCTGGATAAAGGAGCGTTTAAGAATGCTCCTAACAGACTGACTGCCCTTAACACTGCGATGCAGTACGTTCGGACGAAGTACTTCACTCAGCCTAACTACACCAAGTTAAACGGCAAGTTTCTCGTCTGGGAGTTTGGATGGAAGGAAAACGGGATTGATGTTCCTGCCTGGTGTAAGAATAATGCAGACGTATCTCTCGTTTCCCAGAACGGTTGTCCTATAGGTTGTGCTGGGTCTTATGCATGGGTGAATGGGTTTGCTCCGAATTCTTCTCCACAGAGTTATGTAGATTGGTATCTCAAACGCAACGACCCTGTTATGATACCTTGTATCTTCGACGGGTTTGACGACCATGATCCGGTGAAGACGACTCAATCAAGATGGGGAGGGCCGGCGAGAAAAATCCCCTACGGTCAGTGGCAGATGTGTATCGATGAGATCAACAAAGCGATCGCAGCTGGTAAGAAGTTCCCTCGCATCCAACTTTGCACGTGGAATGACTATGACGAGCGGACGATGCTTGAGGATAAGGTTTTGGCTTTAGAAGGGTTGAGATTGTACTAATGCCTGTAGAAGAAACCATCTCGCTTCGAGAATACCTCGAACAACGTTTGAATAGTATGGATAAAGAGCATACTACTCAAGCAAAAGAACTAGCGAGAAGGCTTGATGAACTAAACCACGCTCATGCTAAAGCTACAGAAGACAAAGCCGCCTTCCTCCCACGTGAGGTGTTCGAACAGTCACAGAAGGAGGAGAGGAGCTGGAGAGAACAGGTTAATAATACTCTCGCGGAAGCGAAGGGTAGGGCAACGATCCTCGCAGCTATTATGTCTATTGCTGTTGGGATTGTAGTGTTGATCATCAGCAAAGTCTGGAAGTGATTATGGCAACAATTGCACAGAGAACCGGGGATGTGGCGTTGGAGTTAGGAGGACGTTCTGACATCACATCAGGTTCCCCTTCACGCGTTGACGTGTGGTATAAGAACTCCTATATCTCCATCGCAATGGGGTTTAACTTTGAGCAGTTGGAGGATTCGGTAACGTCGTTGATGTCGTCGACGTTTCAGTTTGCTTTTCCTGCTACTGCGAGAGCAATTAACTCCTTGGTGTTCTACGACCAGAATGGTGGAGTAACTCGACCGAAGTTCACCGACATCGAATCCCTCCGTCGTTCGGGAGACTTTGTAGGAGTAACATCCAAACCTCTCGCACCTGGGGTTCCCGGAATGTATACTCTGTACGAAGGGAATTTGTTGTTCTCTCCTCCGTTTGACGCCGGGCCGTATCAGATGATTCTTGACCTTTGGGACAAGCCGATAATCGCGAACCCCGTATCTGCAACAGTTCTCAACGTCCCCGATGACTGGTTAGAGGCTGTCGACTACGGAGCAATCATGCGCGGTCACGTCTTTCTCGGCGAGCCGGATAAAGCGATGAATGTTCAGCGGTTGCTTTATGGTTATACCGATCCTGGGAGTGGAAAGTATATCCCGGGTATGTTATCCAACCTGCAGACCAGAAAACAAGCAAACGCTCCCGCTCGCGACTACGGTCTTCAACCCCGTGGTAGCAGAATGAGTTACACCCGATGACCTACGACCGCTCAAGGATGATTGCCCCTCCTTTCACCGGATGGGACAATTCTCTGCCTGCGGCGTTTCTCCCTCACAACTCATTCCGGCAGATCACAGGCTGGTTGTTAAACAAAGGGCGTATCCAATCCTTTCCGAATTTTGTCGCTTTTAACAATCCCCCTAACGGTCAAGTTATTGCAGGAGGGATAACATTTGAGGATGTTCTAGGTTATAGTCATACAGGTATCCTTACTAAAGATAAAGCATATTACCTTACTGGTTCAGGATATCTTGATCAGGGTAACATCGGGTTGCTTTTAGTTCCTTCATCCAACCAGACCTACTCAGTTGAAGTCTTCCTTAACCGTATGTTTTGGGTGAATGGAACTGGCATACTTCAATGGTTGGATGGATCCCAAGGTATCCAAAACAACAGCAACGCACCTGGGGGGTTGTTCCTTTCCAAGTTAGGTGGGTCATTATTCCTTTTAAATCTCGGCCAGGGTTCTACAAACGCAGGGAAGTTCTCCGCAATCAACAATCATCTTGAATGGAATCCTGCTGTTGATCCCACCGCGGGAAGCTTTATCATCCCTGAGATTGAGGATGAGATAACTGGGGTTGCGGTTATCCGTGATAATATGGCGATTTACCGCTCCCATGGAATTTCGGTGCTGTCAAATACAGGATCAATTCCAAGGTTTGCTATCTCTAACTTCAACACAGGTCCTTCAGGAGTCGGTGTGTTTTATGAATACACCCTCGCTAATTATGGAGATGTGTCCATCTTCGCATCAGAGGATGACTTTTACCTATTTTCTTTATCCACTCCAGAGCACATCGGGGGGCCTGCCAAGAAGTCAATCTTCGCAGATCTAGCTAACGCTTCAAGTCGACCCTGGTCTTGTCAGTTGGGACAGTTGGCTGCAGGGATTGATTACCGGTCATATTGGCTTTCCATCCCTCTCTCCAACAACACCATCTCTTCAGTTTGGGTGTTCCACTTCGACGACAAATCTTGGGTGAATGAACAACTCCCCTACGGCGCCATCTCTTGGATGGGGAATGTGGCGGTGTCGTAATGCCAGTTCTTCCACCTGATGGAGGAGGAGGCGGTTTTAGCCCACCTTCATTAAACGTAGCCCCTTCTGGTACTTTGGCTTTTGGGAGTGTGGCGGTAGGTTCTACTGCAGATATTGTTGTAACGGTCTCCAACTTCGGAGATATCACTACCAGTATTCTAACTATAACGATTGGTGGAGCTCCATATAGTTTAGTCGGACTTCCCGCTCTACCAAAGGCGTTGGGAGCTGGACAGAGCTTTAACTTTACGTTGAGATTTTCTCCGACAATAGCAGGAACGTTTAATGATACGTTAAACATTACTGCGTCGGGAGGAACAGATGGAGCTCCTTACTCCACTCCAATCACCGGTACAGCTCCAGGGGCGGGTGGAGCGTTACAAGTAATCCCATCTCCTGTATCTTTTCCCACTACGATAGTAACACATTCTGCTACCCCTATAGTGGTGGTGGTAAAGAATATCGGCACGGCAAACGTAACGATAAATACTATCGCACTATTAGTTGGAGCACCATTTGGCTTAACAGGACTCCCTGGACTACCTATAACTCTTACACCGGGTAGTACAACTACATTTAACGTTACAGCTACCCCTACTACAGTTAGCGGACAGTTAGGTATTGTTGACACCCTTAGGATTGGCACAGCCGGAATTGGGAATGTAGATACTACGGTATTTATACAATCAGTGTTGTTAATCCCTGTAGCTATTATAACGGATAATGTGCGGAGGTTGCTGTTCTCATCAATTACTAACGTGCTTGTAGTTACGACGCAGTATTTAGACCCCACGAACTTGAACGGCCAACAGGCAGGTACGTTAATCTTCAACGGCACTATCTGGGATGTTCCCGGGTTTGAAAAGAAGCTGAGAAGAATACGCTTCTGGTACGAGAACTATGGGGTAGCAGTGTTAACAGCTACCGTCTCTTCCTGGCGTCCGAGTGTAGGCCCAGACTCTTTTGATCAGAAGACTGCGAATACATCTATCGGTACCGCATTAGCAGACCAAACCGAACGTACAGGGTTTTTCGATGTGCAAATTTCCGGTGAAATCATCATCATGCAAATCTCCCGAACGGGAGGAGGAGGGGCAGTAAGTCTTATCGGTTTCCTCCCAGAATTTGAAGATGGGGGTGAGAAAGT